GAAATCTAATCGACAAATGTTGAATAAATTTGTCGATTTAGTGAAATAATTGCTTGACATTGAACCACTTTTGTGGTTCAATAGTATATGTGATGAGAAGTTTTGTGAAACCCTGTAATAAGGAATATATGATGAAAAATACAATCGAAGCCCGCAAAGAGTTTGTCTCTCTTGCAAAATCTGAATATGGTACTGATGTACTATCTCGTACTCAAATCAACAATCTTGCAAAAGTACACAAGTTGCCAGACCCAAGTTGGTTGAAGTCTGATGAATATCGTATTGGTCGTGGTAAATACCAACTACCAACTTATGATGGTTCTGTTAGTGCCCCCATCAAAAATAATGTTGTAAACATGCAAGTAGATCTTTCATATGATGAAAATCTAGTTCCAGAAAAAGACCCCAACTTTGTAAAGTTTGGATTCTTTGATGATCTGAAAACCATTGTGCAGTCTAAAATGTTTTATCCAGTTTTTATTACTGGTTTGTCTGGTAATGGTAAAACTTATGGTACTCAACAAGTTTGTGCTCAGTTGAAGCGTGAATGTATTGTTGTGCCAATCACTGTTGAAACTGATGAATCTGATCTTTTGGGTGACAAGACCCTTATTGATGGAAATGTCTCTTTCGTTGCCGGCCCAGTGGTACGGGCGATGGAACGAGGTGCGGTTCTGGTTCTTGATGAAGTAGACCTTGCATCAAACAAAATTATGTGTCTCCAGTCCATCATTGATGGTAAAGGTGTTTATCTGAAAAAAGATAATCGGTTTGTAAAACCTGCGCCTGGGTTTACCATTGTCGCAACTGCAAACACTAAAGGTAAAGGTTCTGACGATGGTCGATTTGTAGGTACCAATGTCATGAACGAGGCATTCCTAGAACGATTCAAAATTACTTTCGAACAGGAATATCCAAACCAAGTTGTTGAGAAAAAAATTCTAACAAAACTCCTTACTTCTTTTGGAATGGAAGATGATGAGTTTGTTACGAACCTTACGGTTTGGGCTCAAACTATTCGTAAAACTTTTGAAGATGGTGGTATTGATGATGTTATTTCAACTCGCCGTTTGACTCACATTGTTGAGACTTATTCAATCTTCAAAGACCGTGTGAAGTCTATTGAACTTTGTACCAATCGTTTTGATGACGACACCAAAACTTCTTTTGTTGACCTTTATCAGAAAATTTCTGATGATGGAGTTGAGGTTTCTGAAACTCCTACAGAAAATCTTGATTACGCCACTGGTGAAGAAGTACCGTTTTAATTAGGAGGTTATGTGATACACTATAAATTTAATGAAGATGTACTGCTCGAAGAAATTCGAGCATACATTGATAAGACATACGATCAACATTACTCTCAAGGCAAATTCCAATCAACTGAATTTATTATGGATAATGGCCATGGTGCAGGGTTTTGTATTGGCAATGTATTGAAATACTCCCAGAGGTATGGGAAAAAAGGTAAACCAGAAGATTTCAGAAAAGACTTGTTAAAAGTTATTCACTATGGTATACTTGCACTCTATAATCATGATTTACAAAATGGAGAAATAAATGAAAATCAGTGAACAAACGCAATTGATTCTAAGAAACTTTGCAAATATTAATCAATCTCTACTGTTGAAACCAGGCAACAGAATTTCTACTATGTCTGTTATGAGAAACATCCTAGCATCTGCTGATGTAACGGAAGAATTCCCTGTAGAATTTGGTATCTATGATTTGCCTAGGTTCCTTGGAAATCTATCAATCTATCCAGAATTAGAATTCAATGACAAATTTGTATTGATGTCAAATGGTTCAAAGACATATAAATTTATGGCATCAGACCCTTCGATTATTGTACATCCAACTACAACTTTTAAAATGGATGACTCTGATAATAATCCTGCAGATGCAAAAGATGCTCCAGATTATGACATTGATGTAACTTTGACCAATGCAACACTTCAGACTATCAGTAAAGTTGCATCAATCAATTCATTGCCTGACTATGGTTTGATTACAGAAGATGGTGTTATCAACTTTGTTGCATTGGATAAAAAATCTGATACTACAGACATTGCAAAGGAACCAGTTGGTGAATCAAACGCAGACTTTAAAATGTATTTTCGTGCAGAAAATCTTAAACTAGTTGAAGGTGATTACAATGTTCGTGTGTCACGACATAAAATTTCTACCTTTAGAAACCAAACAAAGGATCTACAATATTGGGTGACTCTCGAACAAGACTCTGAATATAATGATTAATAGAGGAGATTTGATATGAGTGAACAATATTTGTGGGTAGAGAAGTATCGACCTAAAACTATCGATGAATGTATTCTTACTGATGAATTGAAGAATACATTCAAAGAGTTTGTGAATAATAAAGATGTACCAAACCTACTACTAACTGGTGGGCCTGGTGTTGGTAAGACTACAGTTGCAAAGGCATTATGTAGTGAATTGGGTCTCGATCATATTCTTATTAACGGTTCTGAAGATGGAAATATCGATACCCTCAGAACTAAAATCAGACACTATGCATCAACTGTTAGTTTTTCCAGTCAAGGTAAGGTAGTAATCCTTGATGAGGCAGACTATCTAAATCCACAGTCAACTCAGCCTGCATTGCGTGGGTTTATTGAAGAATTTGCAAACAATTGTAGGTTTATTCTTACTTGTAATTTTAAAAACCGTATCATTGAACCACTGCATTCTAGATGTTCGGTAATTGAATTTAAAATTCCAAATAAAGAAAAACCAGAACTTGCAAAAAATTTCTATAAAAGAACAACTAATATCCTACAACAAGAGGGTGTAGATTTTAATAGTAAAGTTGTACAACAACTACTAATGCGTTATTTCCCAGACTGGCGCCGTGTATTGAATGAACTACAAAGGTATTCTGTAAGTGGTGTCATTGATGAAGGAATTCTTGTAAATGTTGGTGAGGTATCAATTAAAAAACTCGCTTCCATTCTAAAAGAAAGAAAATTTGGTGATATGCGTAAATGGGTTGTTGACAACTTGGATAACGATCCAACAACAATTTTTCGTACAATCTATGATGGATTATATGAACATATGGAACCAAATTCAATTCCACAGGCAGTAGTAACGATTGCAGACTATCAATATAAATCTGCATTTGTTGCAGATCAAGAAGTCAATTTGGTTGCTTGTTTGACGGAAATGATGGTAGAATGTGAGTGGAAATAATGTCATACGATTTGTTTAAAGATTATGTGCCTGCGATTTCTAACACAAAAGAAAATCTAATGGACACGGCAGACGAACAATGGGAAAAGTCTTATTTGCCTTACATGGTAAATAAGAATTTTTCATACTATCAAGATACCATTCTTTATGCAAATGAGATGAATAGATATCCACTACTATCCAATAAACTTCAGTTCGATTATTTACTAAATAGTATCAGACCAAGAAAGAGATTTTCTCCTTGGTCTAAAAAGAGTATCCATAGTGATCTAGAGTATGTTAAAGAATATTATGGTTACAGTAATAAAAGAGCTGAAGAGGCTTTATCTATACTTAATGATGAACAGATAAAAAATATAAAAAATAAATTGAATAAAGGCGGATAGGAGAATTTTTTATGAGTATTGATACTTTAGTTGAGGTGACTCTCAACGACCAAGAAGATTTTCTAAAAATTAGAGAAACACTAACAAGAATTGGCGTAGCGTCACGAAGAGACAGGAAACTATATCAATCTTGTCATATCTTGCATAAGCAAGGAAAATATTA